TACTGCCAGAAGCCGCATATGATTGTAGCTCAGTCAATACTCGACGAAAATCAGGGAAGTGCTGTTCTACAACCTTAGCAACAACCTTAGCGTCGTATTTGACTTCTTCTTGATCAAGAATAGCGCACACACGTTTGAAAAACTTCATCGCCATCTTAGGCTTCTCATCATTATTAATTGAGAAATCTACTTGAGACATACGTGAACGTAGTGGTGAAATAATACGGTTCTTGAAATTACAGGTAAAGATAAATCCACAGTTGGAAGAATATTCCTCAATGAAATTGCGCAATGCTGGTTGGACAGATGTGGCATTAAGATAGTCTGCCTCATCAAAGATCACATACTTGCGTCCACCGCTAAGTGATACAGCCGATGCATATGTTGAAATATCATAACGTAGTGTATCAATGTTTACGTTCAAAGAGCCATTCTTTACGATATAGTCACAACCCATTTCTTCTAACATGGCTTTTGCAACAGTTGTTTTACCAACACCTGGGCCACCAGTCAGTAGAAGATTTGGTACGCTATCATCTTGGATGAATTGTTGAAAGGTTGCCTTTAGTTTTGGGCTAAGGATTGTATCTTCAATTTTCTGTGGACGATACTTTTCTACCCACAATACTTCATTTGTTTTTGCATCAATTGTCATGTCATCACCATTTCATCATATAAAAATAAGTTGTAGGTTTATAGCGAGAGCCTACATCGCTTAGTCTTAGTTAGATACTTTGTCAGCCAATGGTGCATCTTTTGGCACATCTGCTGGTGCATCTACTGGTAGACCACCTTCTGGTGCTTCACCTTGTGGTGCATTTTGATTTAGGAAGACTTCTAGCTTATTGCGTAGCATACCTACACCTGCTAGTTCACGTCCTTCAATGCCACCGCGACGACTCACCATGTCGATCAATTGTACTACAGATGCGATGTCCTGTAAAGTGATGCTCACTGGCTCTTGTTGGGGTTGCTTTTCTTGTTCGCTCATATTAATTATCCTTTCCGATAAGTTGATTTGGTATCGATTGCCACATAGTATGTAGCATCTGGGCTTTTAAACTCAGAAATGCCTTTTGCGCATAGAGTTACGCTATAGTCTTGAGGCAATAGCTTAAGGTTTTCAGTCTTAATAATAACCTTAAAGGTATCATTGGTTGAACCAATTTCAATACCATAATCATCAGCCCCTGTATCGGTGCTACTGATTGCCTTGAGGTAAATTTTACCTTCCTCACCGACAAATGCAACTTCTTGGAATTGAAGTACACCCGCCGCTTTAATTACCGATTGAAGATCATCCCATGCAACATTCACTTCAACATCTTTAGTCGGCAATTCAATCTCCTTGGTAGGAGCCGCATGAATCATAGAGATATCTGCGAATACATACTTGGTACGCTGTTTGCCTTCTGTTACCAAGAAGTATTTATCATGGAATTCTACGTCAGGATCACGATAAAGACCCAAAATAGATAAAAAGCGTGATAAATCGTAAATACATGCCTGAGACGGAATGCTATCAGCAATAGTCGCCTTGGCAATCAAGGTTTTTTCTGGTGTAATAGTCTTAAGAGTATTCCCAGCTTCCATCAAGATCGACTTGTTGATAGTGGAAAAACTCTTGAGTATTGTCAGAGTTCGTTCAGAAAATTTCATTATATAGTCTCCAAAGTTTAATTATTTGTTAAGATTAACACATGTATTGGAATGTGTCAATCTTTTTTATAAGATTTTTTACTAGCTGATTTATCAGCCGTTGCTGATACACCCAATGAACCAATAGCCGCCATGTTGCCCTTGAAGATATAAGAGCCAATGTGGTTGATTTGCATCCACGGACACATCCATACTTGCATCCCAGCAGCACGTGCTTTGTGACAGAAGAAGTAGTCTTCACTCAAATAACGCTTGGTCTTTGGATCAATAACACAATCAAAGTAAGCCATGATCTCATTCGAACCATCAAAGTTCTCGGTACGGATATGATCAGGTTTGTATGAATATTCTGGATATGCTTCTTTGTATTTCTCAAAGGTTTCTCTTGGAATACACATGAAGCCTGTACCACCTTCGCCAATCTCAAGAGGCTCGGAAAGATTAAAACTAGCAAGCTTATTAATTGGATTGAAAACATAATCCGCTGTGTATTGATCCAATGCGAATGGCGTTTCTTCTGCTTTGTCAAGTTCAACAGCTTTCTTGACCTTTTCCCATGCGATAGTCTTCTTAGGATACGGACCTGTCACAATATTGAACTTAGGATCAGAAACTTGGATTGCAATCAATCCTAGTACGTCACGAGGGTCAAATGCAATGTCAGAATCAATAAAGACAAGGTGTGTACAGTCAGAGCGCATGAACTCATCTACAACGTAGTTTCTTGCTCTTTGAATTAGGCTCTCGTTAAACAAGTAATAAAAGCGAACGTCAATGCCATTAGCGGCACACATCATAGCTAGGTCAGTACATGATTTTGTGTATGACCCACTACAATTGCCGCCATACATTGGAGTTCCAATAAAGATTTTGTGTTTTCGAAGTTCTTCGACAGATATTTGCAGTTTCATATTTCAGTTTGCTCCATGTCATGTTCTGCCCTAGTAATTGATTGCAGTCGTAGAATATCAGCCGCTACGTCATGCTTACTGTCATGGGCGTTAAAGTTGTAATTCCACTTTTCTATATCACTAACAGGAATAAATCCATTAGGATCGATGTCAAAGTTGAATTTTGCATCAATGAATGTACGAGTATCACGCACAGCATAATGCTTTAAATATTGGCTCAGCAAACGTTGTTTGCCAGCATCTTCTGCAATACGATCTAAGATAACTGGATCGAATGTATTGCCTCTTGACCACCAACATTCGATCTTGTCGCTTTGTCGTAGGTAGTCTACCAAGGTTTCGATGAACCTATCTGCTTTCATATCATCAGACGATGGCTTTAGGTTCTTTCTTAGCGTTGGTGGTTGATCTAGCCACCATTGCAAGTCACTAGCACCATACACACAACCATGGTTCTCAACCTGATCCTTAATATCAAAGGTGTTCTGCTTCATACCAAGAACCAACTCTTTGAATGTGTATGGGTTTGTTGTAAACCTTTTCCATTCAAATGTTGTGTAAGATACATCAATAGCAGGTATTTTTCGTGAGTTAGTACCAATAGTCTCAAAATCAAATATAAAATGGGTTGCCACTAGCTAACTCCTTCAAATGGTTGTAATTATTAATTATACCACACAATTAGTGACTTTGCAAGTTAATTCTGCTCTCAAGCTTTGTAATCTCGTCTTTTACAGAAAGTTTTTCTACTTTAATCTTCTTGGTGTGCTTTTCTGGTGCTTTCTCAGCTTCCAAAGCTTCAACTGTAGCATGGAGATGCTTGTGTCGCTTTTTCAGTAGCTCTAAACGGTACTCATCATTTTCTTTAGTCATTATAACCCCCCTTATACAAAAAAACTGTCAATGGTATTGATTTTAACGGCAGACCACCCTACTGCCTCTAGGATCGCTTCGATTGGGCTTAGAAAGACCTTTTCGAATTGCTTTTCATAATCTATGTATCTGCCCAACTCAAACTCTGGTGGCAAGCGCTGACCTGGGAATGAGATGATGTTCTCACGGATTGGATTTGGTGTTTTGAGATAGACGAACTTGATCTTGTCCCCACCTGCAATAGGCTCATACGTTTTCCCCAAACCTCTTTTCTTTATTTCGTTGTTATACAGGATACAACCACGAACATGCATTGGACAACCTTTTCGATAGAGCGACACTGCATCCATGTACTTATCAATTTCTTGCGTACCGCTATTACGACCAATATCTTCTGGCGGTAGATTGTAGAATTCTTGACGGAAGTTCTCAATAAACTCTTGTACTGATTCTTCATTGCCGTTCATGATAACCTCAAACGATGCTTTGAGTTTGTCACGACACACCTCAGGTGTTGACGAACGTACAGACTCAAGACCAGTCACTGAAACCTTTGGCTTGTCGTAGTGTACACCCTCAGAGTTCAGAGTATTCATGATGTAACGCTTCTTAGCAATAAAGATTGACTTGTCTGTAATCTTCTCACGTTTCATGAACATCGCTTGGCGATACGAACCCATCTTTTTGGCAAGGTCTTCATAACCAGCTTCAAGAACTGGTTCGATTTTCATTTGGCAAACTTTATCAAGGAACTCTTCGCCCTTCTTACGATCAATGTCTACCGTACCAAAAGCATTCTCAACGATTGGAGCCATATCAACATAGATAGAGTCAGTGTCGATATACACAATGTAATCTTTATCAGTTTTGAGAATACGGTTTAGGTAATCATTTACGGACTTCTGCGCATATCGAATAGACAACTGACCAGATGTCGTAATTGCCTCTGCCATGTCGTTAATATAGTACAGGAAGTACACGTTAGCAGTCGCACCATAAAGGCTGTTCATAGCAATTTTAATAGCCATCTGAGAGTTGTGTAGCTGTGTAGCCTCACGCTTTAGACGTGACTTCTCAGCCGCATCAGTAGCGTCTTCCAACTGTTGTTCTACCTTGAGCATGTTCTGCTTGATGACCTTACGGTTGTTGTAGTATTCATCAATGATGCTAGGAATAACACCCTTAAACTTGTTACTAAAACAAGCGCCATTAGCACCCACAGACATAGATGCATCGTTGTTTTGAAAACGTCCTTCAAGAACCATCTCTTGTGATACTTGTTTACGTTCGTCTTCCAAGTATGTCTCAGGTGACATATTGTACTGCAACATCAAGTGTGGATACAGAGAGTTAAGATCGAACGATACAATCCATGGATGCATACCAACTCTTGGGTCTTTCACATAACCACCGACAAGTTCGCCTGCACGTTGACCTGCTTCACCCTTAACTGGTGGAACCTTACCATCTTTCATCAGGCGACGATATAGAGTTGTTTCCCAAATTCCCACAGTACCAAATGCGTCTTGATAGTTTACACCACCACCATAAGCAACAGTCATAACAAGAGACATCAAACCTGTTTCATCTTCGAAACGTTGGAT